CGGTCTGGAGCAACGTCTATACGTCGATGGCAGGGTTCCGCGCGAGCGGCACTCTGTACGGGCGCAACGACAACCAGAACGTGATCGCGTCGAACCCCGGCCTGCTATCTGCCGGCGGTCAAGGTTCCAGCGTGACGGCGAACGTCACGGTGGCGACGGCGAACTATTCCGGTTCTGCCGCGGTGGAACAGGTCTTCGCTCTCACGGGTACGAAGGCGACCGGCGCGGACACGTTCACGCTCGACGCGGTGATCGTGCGCGTCTACCAGTAAAGGGGCCGGGACGCCCCTGCCGGGGGTGAGTGCCAGCACTCCCGGCATCTTTTCAATATCGACAGGAGCAACGATGAACGAAGAAAATGGTGTGATTCATGTGACGGGACTCACCCCGGATCAACCGCCGTCGGAAACGACGACCCCTGTCGCGGATGATCAGCAGCAACCGTCGCCTGCCGCGCCCCCCGTTGATGAGACGGTGGCGGCACAACTCGGAGAGCAACCGGCAGACTCCGATGCAATTGATGGTGATGAACCTACGGACGACCAGACCCCGGCCGCGCACAAGGGAAAGCCTTCCCGTGGAGTGCAAAAGCGTTTGGATTACCTGACGGAGCGTGCAACTTCGGCAGAGAGAAATGCTGCACAGCTTGCAGAGGCGTTAAGAATCGTCAATGCAACGCGACAGCAGCAACCGCAGCAACCGCAACCGCAGCCGGAACCGGACACGGGGCCGAAGGCGGAGCAGTACGCCAAATGGGAAGAGTTCCAAGAGGCGAGATCGGCATGGGTAGCGCAGCGCGCGGCTCGACAAGAGTCGCAGGGACAGATGATGCAGTTCGTTGGTTCGCTATTGCAGGCGAATAAACAGCAGGCAGAAGCTTCCCGGCAGCAGGCGCTCAATAATCGCATCGTGGAGTCCACGGCGAAGGCAGCAGATGCAGTCCCGGATTGGCAAGATGTCCTCGACTGTGATCTCGTTGTCCCACCGGTTCTGCATGAGGCGATCGCTAGGTCGGACGACCCGGCAATGGCGCTGCACTACCTAGCGAAGCACCCGGAGCAGCATCGTCGTCTGATGCAGATCCAATCGCCGACTGAACTTGCGTTTGAAGCGGGGCGCCTTTTCTCTGGCGGCAAAGCACCATCCGTCGTTTCCAAGGCTCCTCCTCCGGGTAAACCGGTTGGAGCTCGCACCACCGCGCCGTCCGGGTATCGTGATGATTTCACTCCCGCACAACATCGCGCATGGTACGAGAAGAACGTCGCGAAGGGATAAGCCATGTCTAACGTAGTCCTCACTCCTAGCATGATCACGAATGATGCTGTGATCGTGCTGGAAAACAACCTCACGATCGCGAAGTTCATTGATCGCTCCTACGAGCCGCAGTTTGGGCGCGAGGGCGAGAAGGTGGGCGCAACGATCCAAGTCCGCAAGCCGCCGCGCTTCCTCGGTCGCACCGGCCCCGCGCTGACGATCGAAGACGAGTACGAAACGGGTGTGCCTCTCACGCTGACGACGCAGTTCGGCGTTGACATCCAGTTCACTTCTCAGGAGATGGGTCTTCAGATCCAAGACTTCCGCGAGCGCATCCTCGTCCCGATTCTGGCGACTATCGCCAACCGTGTGGATCGCGATTGTTGCGGTCTGTTCTCCTCGGTCGCCAACCAAGTGGGAACCGCTGGCGTCACGCCTGCGTCACAGCAAGTGATCTTGCTTGCAGGGCAGAAGTTGAACGAAATGGGCGCACCGATCGACACGAACCGTGCTTGCGTTCTTGGCTCTGCTGCAAACGCTGGCATTGTCAACGGTCTGGTCGGTCTGTTCAACCCGATGGGCAAGATCAGCGACAACTACGACACGGGCAACATGGGCAACGCGCTCGGGTTCAAGTTCTCGCTCGACCAGAACATCCAGAATCAGGTCAATGGTGCTCTGGGCGGTTCTCCTCAGATCAACGGTGGGGGCCAAGGCATCACGTCCGGTTGGGCGGCGAGCACGAACCTCGTCAGCAACAACTGGACGGCCGCTGCCGCGCAGCGTCTCAACGGTGGCGAGGTCATTACGCTCGCCGGTTGCTTCGCGGTGAATCCGCAGTCGCGTGTCTCCACCGGTTCGCTGCAGCAGTTCGTCGTCAACGGCCCGCAATCGACTGATGGTGCCGGCAACATGACGCTGAACATCTCGCCCGCGATCATCACCGCAGGCCCATTCCAGAACGTGAGTGCTTCGCCGACAGCAAACGGCGCGATCACGATCTCTGGTGCTGCGAACGCGGTGCTGCCGCAGAACCTCGCGTTCCACAAGAATGCATTCACGCTGGCGATGGCGGATCTTCCGCTGCCGAACGGCGTGGACTTCGCGAAGCGCGCTGAATACCGCGGCTTCCGCATTCGCGTGGTTCGTGCGTATGACATCAACGGCGACCGGATGCCGCTGCGTACCGACGTTCTCTACGGTACCAAGGCGCTGTTGCCGGAACTTGCTGTTCGTATCACGGGCTAGTACTCAGCCGCGCCGCGCAGTACCCCCGGTGGGCTCACGCTCGCCGGGGTTTTCCTAACAATCCCGGAGATCCCATGAGCGATTTGCTGAAGAACCTCACTACCGAACAACTGGACGAATTGGCGGATGCTATCGCTATGCGCCGCGCGTCTAGGACTCTCGGCAAGAAGGTGGACTACGATGCTATGACGCCTTCGCAACTCGCGGATGTGAACAAGACGATCCATCCGATCACGCACTACACGCATTTCGAGAAGTATCCGTGCGTGCTCTATGGACTGCGTGATGGGAAACCTGTCACGATCACGGTGAATGACGAAGACCACGAACTTGTCATTCGCGAGAAGTATAATTTCAATTGGAAGTATTCGCTGCTTGATCATGGCATCGAAACCGCGCCATCTCATGGCGACGGCATCAAGCCGGTCGAGTTCACTCCTGTGAACGTCGGGCTCCAGAATGCGATGGAACCCGCGGCATTCGCGCAGGGCGCGATCGAAGCACAACGCCGCAGCAAGGTCAAGGCAGCATGACGCCGCAGAGGCAATGGATCGCCGTCAAGCGGTCGGAGCGTGTCGAGTCATCGTTCCTCTGGGTTCCGGTGCCGACGAAGGTCGAATGTCGTATCGGAACCGTCCTAGCAGCCGGCGACGGTCGCGTCATGAAGAAGGGGTGGACGCGCCCGATGCCGGTCGCCGAGGGACAGCGCATCCTTTATTCATCGCGCATTGATGAATATCACGTTGGCGATGAGAAGGTCGATGTGATCGAAGATGAATCGATCATTGGAGTCATGAATGACGACTGCAACTGACATCATTCAGGATGCGCTGCTCGCGGGTGGCATCGGCGACATCTACAATGCTCCAGACGCGAACCTCCTGTCGCTTGGACTGCGATTCCTCAACCGGATGATGGATCAATGGAGCGCGGAGTTCACCCCACTCTTCAATATCATCGATGGGTACACCGGGGCTCCAACGCCCGGATGGAACCTCACTCCCGGTACGGCAGCGTACACGATCGGAACCGCAGGCGGGCAGATGCTCGGCGTGCGCCCTACTGAAATTGCCGAGATCTATCTGCTCGACGGCAACAACGTCTCGTATTATCTTGTCCCGATCACCGCGGATGAGTTTGCGCGTCTCGTCTACAAGGTTGCTCCGGGGCGACCTGATCGCTATTATCCGAACTTCAATGAGACGACGATCCAGTTGACGTTCTATCCGACACCAGCATATTCCGATCAGGTGCATTGCATGTATCAGGATCGGATGCAGTTGTTCGGCAATGGATCGACTGCGGTCAATCTTCCTCCGGGCTATGAGGAGGCGCTTGTCTACAACCTCGCGCTTCGTCTTCTGCCTGCTCTGGGTAAACAGGTTCCGCCGGATGTAGCTGCTCGCGCTGGATGGTCGAAGGGAATCATCACAGAGGCGAACACGAACACTTACATGCTCCAGAACCCGATGCCGACGATGAAGCGCCGGTTCTTCAACATCCTCACCGGAGGTACAGTCTGATGATTCCATTCAAGCCGATCCTTGACCGCATCATTGCCGTGAAGAAGGAGAATGAGGAGGTGCGCGACTCCGGGATCGTGATCCCCGCCATGTTCGACGATCAAGAGGAAGCGGAAGTGGTCGCTGTCGGGCCGGGGAAGCATATCAATGCCGACGAACTGGAACCGATGCATATAAAGGTTGGTGATCGCATACTGTTCAACAAGTATCAGGTGCAGGAGATCGTCGTCCTCGACAAGAAGTACCTTGCGCTGCGGCAAGAGGATGTCCGGGCGGTGCTGAATTGATCCCGATCTTCCCAACGCAATGCTCATGCGGATCGGCCTTCTATTACATGAAGGTTCCTGCGGCTCCGTCAGGTTACGTTTTCACCTGTCAGAACGACAAATGCCACATGCATGGTCGCAACTACGAGGTGCCGCATATCGGCGTGCATGAGTACGTCGAAGCTGCTCTGCTCAAGCCGAAACTGAGGGTGGTCTGATGTCCTCTCCCATCATCGTTCCTGTCTTCCATTGGACGAACGTCTCCGGTGTCTCTAGCGCCGGCTACAAGCTCAACACCTATTTCGCCGGGACGAACAATCCGCAGACGACGTGGACTGATTCGACGCTCGCGGTTGCAAATGCCAATCCGGTTATTCTGGACGCTGCTGGAGATGCCAACGTCTGGATCGGGAGCGGTGTATACAAGTTCGTTCTGACAGACGCATCGAATAACGTCATCTGGACGGCTGATCAGGTAAGCCAGAGTGGTGTGTCGCAATTGTCTGGTACGGCGCTTTCTGCGATCATCGCAGGCGTCGGCGTCAATCTAGTAACTGCGACGACGTACACGCTCGGATCAGGCTCCCCGTGGGCGACGACCTCTACGGCTGGTGATGACTACTCCGAATATTCGCTTGGGTCGATGACGGTCAGGAATGCAGGCCGATATTTGCTCAACGTCGATGCGAACATCCTGATCAATGGCGCGACGATTACCTCACCGGGATCGATTCAAGCCTACGTCAATGGCTTAGCGGTCGGAGCGGTCAACTGGTACTCGCTCGGAACCGGCGGCACTACGCTGACCGCTTCTCTAAGTGCGATGCTGATCCTCAACGCGAACGACGTTGTTACGGTCAGGACGACGAATCAGACGACTTTCAGCGCCGGTACTCCGCAATCTGCGAACTCAGCCTTGAGCCTCGTGCGGGTACGCTGATGCCGATCGTTCCACTAATCGGCAAGGGGGCAGGGTACAAGTCGCGCACGATCAGCGAGCAGCGGCGCGTGAACCTGTACGTCGAGTCACAGAGCGACCCGGACAAGGGGCCAGCGGGCATGTATGGGACTCCCGGCATGACGGTGGTCGATCAGGCGGGATTTGGTAACACCCCGTCTGCGTCCGGTGGCGGCGAGATCCGCGGCGCGACGGTGCTTGGCAACAAGGCATACGTCGTCGTCGGATCGTCTTTGTATCTGCACGACCAGACGCAACCGAGTGCGTACACGCTGCTCAAGCTGAACGTCATGACGTCTAGCACCGGGCGCGTAGGGATGTCGAACAACGGGACGCAAGTCATCATCGTAGATGGGTCAAAAGGCTATATCTACAACATCAACACGACGGCCTTCACGACCATCGTGGATGCGAACTTCCCGAATGGCTGCACCACGGTCTGCTTCCTGAACGGGTACTTCCTAGTCGAGAAGCCGAACACCGGACAGTTCTGGTGGAGCAATGTGTATGACGGGACGACATGGGGTGCTCTGCAATTTGCGACTGCTGAATCGAATCCAGACAACCTTATCGCTGTATCGGCGGATCATGGTGTCCTCTTCCTCCTTGGTGAACGCACCACAGAGATGTGGGGGCCGAGTGGGACGACGACCGTCTGGCAAAGGATTGGCGCGTCGGGCATCGAATGGGGCTTGGCTGCGAAATGGTCGTTTGACCGTTTCGGTGA